TCCAGAGGAATTGATATGTATATCTTGTGGAGATGCATCTGGAGGATTAAGATCTATCCTACCCGTGCTATTTCCCGAATAGGATGCTGTTGTAATATCCCATGAGGTTGAAAGATCAAATTGGTAAATAAAATCATCATTACTTCCAATTAAGTAAAGTACTGAACCATCATATTTAAAATAAAGTCCCGTTGGAATAAGTTGTTGATTAAATCCATCAATAGAATTACTACTACCAATGAATAAACTTACATTATCATAACTTGCTGTGGTAATATCCCATGCAGAAGTCATAGAATACTGATAAATTGTATCATTGGCATTTCCAGTAATCCAGAACTTAAGACCATCCTCTCTGATATAAAGTCCAGTAGGACCGGAATCTTCCGATGTAACATCAAAATTGTCCGTAAATACTGCCGTGCTCGGACTCCAAGGTGTTGAAAGTTCATATTCATTGACTACATCAGCAACACCACCAAGAGCATACATTTTAGTTCCATCTGGTTTGAAACGTAATGATTGTGGAGCACCATCCTGAGCACTAGTGTCTAATTGATCACTGGTTTCAATTAAGTATTCAAAATTATCATCTTCATAAAGAACTTTATCTCCTGTTACTAATTCATGATTTGTAATTGTAATTTCATCAGTTACTGTATTGATTCCTGTAGAGTTAAATCCAATTGGATTGACTACAATATTATCAATTTCTGATTTATAAAGAACACGAATTGCTGTTGAAGTTCCAATACCCACTGAAAGATTTGGTTGAACATCTAATGTTATCGTATCTCCATTTTGAAGTTCGTGAGATGTTGATACTGAAACAGTTACTACATTCTTATCTACATCTCCCAATATTTGAGTATAATTAGATTCGAATGAATACTGATCACTATCATCCCCATTATCATGGAAGAACAATTCTTCACCTGCAATTTCAGTCTTTAATCCAATAAGACTTGGACTTTTCTTAATTACAAAAACATTGGTATCTAAATTTATTGGGATAGATGTTCCATCAGTAGAAACCTGTAAAGTTGCTCCATTAGAAGCATAAACAACTGGTTGATTTGTTACAAAAGGATGATTTTCTATATAAATTGCTTTGGATGGAATACTTCTAGTTATAGTTGAAATTCCTCCGAATGTAAATGATGTACTATATCCAACCCCACTTATAGTTCCAACACCAACAGACTCTCTAGGATTAAAGAAAGCCTTATCATTTACTTTTGAATCAAATTTATCTACAGATTTGGAAATTGTAAAAGAATCTGGTAAGAAAGATACTGCTGTTCCAACAGTATGTGATACACCTGCTAATCCTCTTTCGATTCTAATAATATTTTGATTTTTAAATACTTCAATAACTTTTAAAGTTTCTGTTTCAATACTAATACTACTACCAACTGATACTTGTTCTGGAATTGGAGAAACATAAATTTCTGTCGTAAATCCTACAGATGCAGATGTTATAGTAGAAAGACATCTTCCATTTACATAAGAAGGAACTGTGATTTGATGTGTTCCGTTAAGTGTCGATAGATTTGTAGAAAACCCAGATATAGTTACATAATCTAGATTTGAAAGATCATGATTGGGTAATATTGATACTTTTACTTTATTAGAATCTTCCCACGTAAAAATAGAATTTAGATATTCAGATGAATTCGTATTTAATTCTAAAATACTCTTTCCTTTAATAGAAGCAATACTAACATCCAAACCACTTCCTGATGTACCTGTATTGTCAAATATTAATCGATCTCCAACTTTGTAATTGCTACCAGAATTTTCAATCTTTATAGATTTTATAGAGTCTGATGTTACAGATACTACTTCTATTTTTTGATCTAAAACATCACTAGTTTCATTAATAAAATCATAATCAGCCTTTAGTTCTGATACTTTGTATGGTAGTGTATTCCTTAATAAATTTGAATTGTTAAAATCAAATGATTGATTCAAATTGGAATTAGAAATTAATTTTGATTTATACTTATTGCCTATAAAATATGGGAATTGATCTATCGTAGCATGATATGCATAAACACCATTTGGATACTCTATATTTTTTTCATATCTACCATTATATTCATCTAAATCTCCATCTCCTTCAAACTTATAATCTTCAACAAAAAATCCAGCATCAAATCCCGATGGTCTATCTTCAACATTCGATGTATTTAAAATATATCCAGATACTAATAATCTCTCTCCAGAAGGTACGTTAGGATCTGAATATCCGTATGGACCATAAATTGGATTTCCGTCATAAGCCCACCCAATTATATGTGAAATGTTTGTAGATGCGGATCCAACGGGACTTTCTTTAAAAGAATTTCTCAAATTCTCAAAATACTTTGATACTGAATATTGAAGTTTATCTTTACCTTCTAATAAAACTTCCCCAGTAGTAAATCTTGCAATATTATCATTTAAAGTTAATTTTCTTATTTGTGGATCAATAAAGGAATTTTTTCCTGATGAAACAACTTGAATCTTTGTATTTGATGCCGAATATCCAATACCAGTATTCAGAACCTTAACTTCTGATATTTGACCATTATTAATTACTGCTCGTAATTCTGTACCAGTTCCAGAACCAGAAACAATCAATTCTGGAACAGAATAATATTCACTCCCAACAAAACTTGTAAAAACACTAATTATTCTTCCATCAACAATAGATGGTGTTAATTGAGCAGATTTTCCGTTTTTTATAGTAATTAATGGTTTTTTCTCTAAGTTTAAAATTGTGGATCCATAACCAGTTCCTGCTTCGTAAACATAAGCATCAACAATACTTCCTTTTACTACTGGAGTTACTATTAAATCATTATCCTGTTGAGTAGTAGTGCCAAATCCTACAGAATTATATTTAATTGAAACAGAAATATTAGGATATTTGAAATATTGATATCCACTTCCCGTACTATTAAATGTTTTATAATCTTGTCTTTCATAATTTGAAGTAACTGTTCCTCCAATTCCGGCATCACACAATCTAAATGAATCATCATCAACTTTTAAAACAAAGTATTGATTTGTAGTTGTAATTCCAGATATTTGTCCAGATTCATAATTATATTCTACAATTTCTCCATCATTAAATCCATGATTTTTGAAGGTAACAGTATTATTTACTGTAGATATTCCGGTAGGACTTACAATCAACTTTCTGTTTGTATATCCTTCACCTTTATCAATTACTTTTACATAAGAAACTTGTCTTGAAGACGAAAGTGTTGAGAATTTATGTGATCCAATAGAACCTGTATAGATTCCTACAACATTTGTATCTGATTGTTGATCACTTAAATTATTATATAATTTTATTGCTTTATTGTTAGTAACACCAACAAAATAGATCGAATTAGTAGGAAGATTGATATTATTTCCTGCAGTTCCAATTGCTATTGGATCATTACCTAAAGGATTATAAATTACTTCTTGACCATTAACAAAGTTATGATCTGTTAAAAATACAATTTGATCAGTTGTTTGACTAACTCCACCACCACTAGAAAATTCATCTGCATTAAATAAAACTTCTCTGGGTCTTTCTATTATTACAGGTTCGATTACAGCACCACTACCATTTCCTCCTGAAATATTAATAGAAGTTATCTCTCCAATATTATAATCTTGCGAATCTACATATACTTTTTCAAAACCTCCCCTAATGACTGGTTGAATTTTTGCAGTAATACCAGATCCAGTAGAAACTTCAACTAATGGTGGATTAATTACATCAAAATCTTCTCCACCAGAAAGAATATTTACTTCCTCAATTGGGCCATAATAAATTGCATCTTTAGATTTATAATTATTAATTTCAACACCATTAATCAACATTCCAGTAGTTCCTGGAATTGTTAAAGTTCCAGAACCATTTTTAATATTTTTTTCTAATGGAAACTTTTTTAAAAGTTTTTGTATTCCTAGATCAGTTTTTATTTGGGAGTTTAAAGTAAAAGTGTGAGTTCCTATACCAGAATTTGGTACTTGAAATGTTATATTATTGTCAGAATCTAATAAAGAAGGTGTAGTATATAATTTAAATTTATTTGTAGATGTTACTTTTACATAATAATTACCAGTTTGCAATCCAACTAAAGGTTTATCTTGTGGAAGATAATATATTTTATCTCCCGTTAAGAAGGGAATAGAAGGATTGAATTCAATAAAGTTACAGATATTATTAATTTCAGAAAATTCTGGAATATTAAAAGTACTAGCAATACTTACTTTTTTAATACTAGTTTCAATATCAAGACGATAATCTACAATCTCCTCCTCATCTTCGTCTAAAATTACTTCTGATGGTAATGAATTTGATGCAACATATGCATAATCATCTTTATCAACATATACATTAAGAATGTCTGATAATAAAGAACTGCTCCCAAAATCTGAACCGAAAGATTTAGTTTTATTTAATTTTCTTCTTACATCATATTCTTTGCCTGAATCTAAATTTGGTCTATTACCTAATTCTAAAGAATTTTTGGATTCGTCAATATTTTGGATATAAGTCGTATCATTAGAAAATACTATATTTTCACTTCCTCTTTCTAATATTTCAACTTCATCTCCGATTTTTAGACTGGATCTATCAATAGTGGATCCTAACTTAGTAGAATCATTATCTACAATTTCATATCTCGCACTTGTATTGTAGATAAAAGAATTTGCAAAAATTTCTTTCCAATTTGAATTCCTATTTTTAATCTTATCCCCAAGATTTTTAACTACAACTATATCATTTTCGTCTACTTTAAAGTCTTCATTTTCTTCTACTAAATCTTGTATTACTCCGAGTAATATTAATTCAACTTTCTTAGAAGTATCTCCATCTTCATAAGAAAAATAAGTATCATCAGATCTAATATTTGATGCTGCAGAAATTGTATCACTGATACCAGTACATCCAAAAAATTGATTAATACTTTTTCCAGTATAAGAAATAGTATTAGTTCCTGAAATTAATGTTCCAGATTGCGGAAAACTTACCGTCGAATCTACTGTTAAAATAGAAGATCCTATAGATACACTTTCAATTAATTTTGTATTTGGTGTTATCTCAAAATTTCCCTGAACTGAAGAAGAATCGTCAGTATTTCCAATATAAAATTCAATTTTATGGAATGTTTTACCTTTTCTCGAAAATGGTTCTATTGCCGATATTGAAGCAGTTGTGTTCTCATCAGTAGTCTTTATAAGAGTTTGTCCGACAATCTTTGAGGGTTCTCCTGAGATTACTTCTGCTATTGCAACCTCTCTTCTTACATAATTTGCAGATGAAGGTTTAATCAAATATTCTTCTAAATTTACAATTGAAGGTGTTTCTCCAAAAATAACTTTAAAAAGAATTTTTATTGCTTCATCCGTTCCTTTAGACGCATAAAAATCTTTTGCTCTTCTGATGAAGTTTCCAACATCAATTTCATCTGCAAATTTAATATCTTCTAATCCTGGAGTAAAAGTATACTTCAGTTTTTTATAAAAGTCTTTTAAAAATAAAGAACTTAAATTCTGAACAGATGAACCATCAGAATGCTCTGCTGATGTCGATGTAGAAAAAACAAGTTCTTCACGATTTAAATCTTGATGATAATCAGTTACTCCACTAAATCCACGAACACACCCAATAAAACTATTCGTAGTAATTCCAGTATATGTGATGATTTCATCGTCAATTTTAAGAAGTCCATACTGATTTGGAAATCCTTTTGTACTAGAAACACTAATTGTGGTGTCAGTAAGAGTTACACTAGCAATAGTTGTCGTACTATCAACAATAACTTCGGGTTTTAAATTATCTAATTTTAAATACTGATCCAGATTATCACTGATGTCAATAGGACCGCCTTGATATTCTTGAGAAATATAATATTGTTTTAAAAATTCTACTGCATTCGGACTTTCTTCCAAAATAAACTCTGGAAGTTGATGATCAATTAAATCTTGTACTTTGATTCTAGATTCAAAACCAGTTTGTATCATATTACTTTCTTACTAAATTTCCGTTTGAATAACTTGATGTATAGAAGTCGGCAACAAATCTGGTTCCAGATATTTCATCCCCAGAAGCAATCACATCCCTGACAATATTTATTGTACTTTTAGAAATGTTTAATGAGATGTATAAGTCCCTTAAACCAACAACATCATTAGATTCTGGGAATGCTTGTATTTCGATTAATCCATTACTTAATGAAGTTGAAGTGATATTAACAGTATTTAAAATTATTTCTCCTTTTAAATAATCCACAGTTCCTGCCGATTTTACAACCACTCTAGTTTCATCAGATACTTGCTTTACAATCGATAAAGTTCCTGTTTTTAAATCTGTATCAGGAATATCTGTCAAATAAACTGTATCAGATTCACCTGAAATTTTAAATCCAGTAGATTTTATATTAAATCCGCCAGGTTTTACATTAAATCTATTTCCATAACATAGTTCATATTGTGCAAACTTATTAAGAATAGGTGATAAATCTCTACGAATAATAATTTTTGTAATATTTGATGTAATTGCATTATCCGTATTGTCAATAACTTGTTGTAATTTACTATATCTAAGTCTTCCCCCAAATTTATTTAAATCCAAAGATTCTGAATATTTTTGGAGTGAATTTGTAACTGAAGTTTTTAATGAATCGGCACTCGATACTTGAGAGTAATTATAATAGACAGAACTATCAATCTCAACATAGAGAATCTTAAGGTCAGTTATGACTTGATTTATTCCAGATACTGTAAATTGTTTTAATTTTGATAAAATCTGAGTCTTATTGAAATCTGAAACAAAACTTCCATTTTTTGGTTTAATACTGATTTGAACTGTACCAAACTGGGGAGGATTCATTTCTTCACCACCAACTACAGATACTGATTCAGTATCTGGATATATTCTTTTTATAATTGCTTCATAGTCTCTTGATGTGACTGCCCTATACTGAGAAGAGTATAATCTCGGAGCATAATATTTAATTGAATCTATAGGTTCAATATCACCACCATTAATTGATGATTGATTAGTGGTAATCGCAATAGTTCCTGGATCAATAATTCCACCAATTGCAGTTTCTAATGTTCCAGAGAATGAAAAACTAGAAGCACCATTGCCATCTCTTCCATCTGTAATAATATAGTTGGCAGTGATTATAGTCCCATCAGAACCAACAGCATCTCCCAATTTTTTACCAATAAGACCATCACCAAATCTTAATTCGTATTTTTCATCTTGAACTTCATTAATGAAGAAAATTCTAGAGTTTTTATCTACATCAAAAATATTTTCTGAAAGAAAATATTCAATACCAAGTCCATCTTGTTCTGTTTTTTTAATGTATACCTTAAGTGTCGATGTATCAATAAAAGAATTATTCAGAACAAATCTTTGATCCAAAGAACCATCATACTGAAATTGTTTGGTTAAGAATATTCCTTGATAAACAATGAGGTTATTAAAAGATGCTATACCATCCACAACGTTTGCTGTAACGTCCTCTGGAATGGCAAAGGTATATGTAGTGTCATTAGTACTCCCTACACACACTATACCCGCCTTCAGGGTCAATGTGGGAGTATCTGTGCTAGTTGTTACATTAAAGGATATTTGTGCTGTTGATGCGACTCTGGAACGAGGAACATATCCAATATTACCTGCCAGAGAAACTACATTCTCTCGAAGAGTTGCCGAATCCAGAAAGGATTCATTCACAACCATATTCGAATTGAATGCAGTAATGTAAGTATTATATGCTAACGTATCAATTAAAACTGAAAAATTTGATCCTTCAAAGTCAAAGTCCGTGAATGTAGAGTTAGCACGGAGATAATCTTTGATAGAAGTTTTTATCTGATCAAAATCTAAATTTGTATATTTTGTAAAAGGCATTTTATCTGGTTGCCTCTAAGAGGAATGAATATTCTTGTGTCGGAAACTCTTGACCAATAATATCAAATATGACTGTTACATTAAATGTATTTTCGTCTGCTATTGGATCTACCTGAACGATCAAATTTTCGACTCTATCTTCGAAATTATTAATTGCAATTTCAATTTGATCCTGAATCACTGATGCAGTACCAAAATCAACGAACTCAAATAGACTTCTTCTTACATCAGAACCCAACAAAGAGTTAAAAAATCTCTCTGTTGGGATCGTTTCTACTATATTTCTTACGGAACGACGAATTGCGTTCTCATTTTTAAGAATTGGAAGGTCTTTTGTCACAGGATGGGGCTCAAAAGATAAACTAATGTCCTTGAATGACCGTGATATCCTCTGAATTGCCATTGTTAAAGAGTTTTCTTAATTATATTTATACTCTATTCCTGAAGATTCTTCTGTCCTTTCTTCAAATCATCATGCATAATCTCCTGAATTACTCTTTCTTCGAGATCTTCAGTTTTTTTAGGTAATGACCAGTAATCTGTGGTCAAACTTGTTGTTCCCCACACTTCTTTCATGTAATTTGTACTTCTATCGACTGGTGAATTGCCCATTTTGCTCCTGATTAGTAAAATCAGAACTTTTTGAGGGGTTACTATCCCTATTTTTATTTATTTTAATCCTATTTGGAATTGATACAACGAGGATTACATGGATTTGAACCACAATTATCACATACTTTACGTTCCTGTGCAGTCTTCCAGAAATATTCGTCCTCACGTCCCATTCCAAGTCGTTCAAATCCATTCTCAACTTGATAATATTGAGTCGAAACCTTAAAATCGGGCATTTTGGGTTCGGCAGG